AGGAAACAAAGGACCAATGAAAGATGAGAAAGGAAAACCAACTCGTAAAGCACTCGCACTACGAAAGTGGAAGTGTTAAATGAAAACCTTTAAAGATTTCAAACCAGAAGCAGTCAGACAGAACTTCAGAAAGAAGCAAGTCTTTGTTGAAGGAGAAGTCGTGATGAATAGTCTTACTGGTGTAAAAGGTAAAATTATTCGCACTGGACCTAATTATGTTATATGCGTAACCGAGTCGGATGAAATGTTTCGAGCATGGATACGTGATATAAGAGAAGTGAATGATATAAATAAACCAAGAAGAACAACCTTTTTTACTCATGGACAAGCAAACACCATCAACATCAGTCAGACATAATGATGCATATTCAAAAGCATTAATTGAATCATACGCTCAGTGGATGGACGGTGACAGGTTCCAAGGTAGTAATATGGAAGAGCAAGTACCTGCCTATGGTGGGGTTGCAGAGAAACCTGCTGAGACTAAAGACAGCGAAGAAGCAATAGTAACACCTATAGGTACTATACCTAAACCAGCTTTCGATCAAGAAACTATCCCGACTCTAAAGGTTGTTAATACAGATGACGGTGGTACAAAAGATCCTAAGTTTAATGCTGGTCCTCCTGATAGCACTAAGAACAAGTCTTCTTATGGTGCTCAGATCAAGAACTTGATGGTTAAGAAGGAAGAAGTAGAACCAGTAGAAGAAGGTAAGAAAGCAAAGAAAGACTACGATGGAGACGGCAAGGTAGAATCAGGAAAGGCAGAGTACTTTGGTTCTAAAGATAAGGCAATCAAGAAAGCAATGAAGAAAGAAGACATCGATGCTAGACAGTCAGAACTTTGGGATGAAGCATCTAAGATTCTTACAGAACTTAGTGAGTTAACAGACACTACTTACACAGTTACAGGTGAGAAGTGGGATGTAGAAGGATATGTTCCTGAAACTGAAGCACCTGAACCTACTAAGAGCGAAGCATATAAAGCAAAGGCAAGAAAAACTGCTGCAAAGATACTAGGTTACTCAAAAAAGTAGAAAAGTCTTGTTCGGAAGAGTCCACGATCAAGACTGAAGGAAAGAAAAAAGGACTAGATGGTAAAGCCTGTTGGAAAGGATACAGTCAACGTGGTACTAAGATGAAAGGTGGTAAGCGTGTTGATAACTGTGTGAAGAATGAAGAGATGCAACCACAAGCAGTGGAGTCATGCCCTAAGTGTGGTGCTACTCCTTGTAAAGAACATGCTGTAAGGGGAACAAAGAATGAACAGGTAAAAGTATATTGGTCAAGTGAAGCACTAGATGCCTTAGAAGAAGCAAAAAAGTCTAAGAAAATAGTAGAGGTTATGCCTACCGTCAACGATGGTAAGTTTGAGAAGAAGGGTAAGAAAACTGAAGTGCAGGTTAAAGATAATAGTTACTAGAACATATAATGAAAGATAAAAAAGATTATGAAAACCCTCTTGATGCTATGCCTATAGCAACAGATGATGATACTAAGTACGCATCAAGACATGAGTCAACACCTGAGTTTGAGAAGGATGCTGAAGAAATTGTAACCATGCATGAGAAAGCATATAGGTTAGCAAGATCTAAGTACAATCCTTTTTCGGTTGGTGGAACAGAGAGTATAGCTGATAAATAAAGTTAATTACTATATTAATCATGACTAAATTCTTACTACCAATCGCAATCAATGTGATTAACAAGGCGGTAGACAAAATACCTGAAGACCTAGAAGAGAAACTAAAAGTGTTTCTTATCGGTCTTCTTAAAAAAGCTGCTGCTAAATCAGGCAACAAAGTAGACGATCAACTAGTTGAAGCATTAGAAAAAGCTTTGCTAGAAGGATAGTCATCAAGTTTTATAAATAAACTTTAGGAAATTAAATTAGTACTCGGAAGTAATACGATGCCCATTCTTGGAACAACAGACAGTGCAGCATTTACGCAAACAGTTGCGGTTACAAATGCTTCAGCAACTGTAACTAAAAATACAGCAGACACTATTGTCGCTGGAGATATCATAGTTCTGGACAATGTTCAGTACTTTTGTAACTCTGTAGTCGGTAATACAATCACACTTGGTAAAGTGTATGCTGGTAGTACCAATGCAACTCTAGCAGCAGCTAGTGTGCTGAGACGTACTGCACCCAAAGCACTATCAGATTTCATACTGAGAGGTGCAACTTCTGCAGCATCTACCACACAAATCATTGGTGTTAGTCAAGCAGAAGCACAACTTGCAGAAAACAAAGCAAAGGGTTTGAGTTCTCCTGGATGGTGGGCATACAGGACATTCACTGATGCTGGTGGTTCTACTCGTCACAAAGCAGAATGTATAGCATCATTAAAAGCTGGTACTGCACTTTCTGGTGACTTTGCTGATGATGCTTATGCTGGTGACGTTACTTCCTTGATTACAATTTCCTCTCAACCTGCTGACGCTACAGTATACTTCCCTGCTGGAGCAGTTGGTACATTTACCAGTAATGGTGCTGCTGATGGATCCAGAACTGCTGGAACATACACAGTAACTGATGCTGCTGGTAGTGCATCTGGTACTGGAGCAGACTTCACAGTTGTTGTTGCTGCTAATGGTACACCAACAGTTACATTAGTATCTGGTGGTACAGGTTACGTTGATAATGAGACAATAACAATCGCTGATGCTTCACTTGGTGGAGGAGGCGGTGCTGCTGTTGTCTTAACAGTTACTGCTGCAACTGCTGCTAACACATTCAGTGTTACTGCATCTTCTACTGGTTCTGGTGCTTCTATCACCTATCAGTGGCAACTCAGTACAAACAGTGGTACTAACTTCAGTGATATTTCAAGTGCTACTAACCAGACACTTGCACTTACTGGACTTACAGCAACTGAAAATGGATACCAGTATAGAGTTAAAGTCAACAACTCCATTGGTGGTGTTGAAGTGATCTCTACTGCTGCTACTCTAACTACAGACAGCAACGCATAAATGAATGAAGTTCGATGAATTGACCCAGGATAACTGGATGATGTTTGCTATTAAAAATTATGATAACCCACTCTCTGTAACCTATGAAGACTTTGAAGAAGACCTGAAGAGATTCAAGTATATTAAAAGACTTCTGAGGAGATATGAGACACAGGGTGACTTCAAGGTTCATCTTATACTGAATCACATTATAATTTTATACAATGCATTCGGTGATGCTGCGACCCCACTTCTATTTTTTAAAATAGATGCAACCCACTGGTCTATATTGAAGGCATTTATGTTCTTCTTAGATAGACTACCCCTTACACTAAATACTGATATTGATCAAGAATGTCTACGTCAACTGAATCTAATTTAAAAGAGATGATGGCTGGCGATGGTGCTGCCCTTAGTATGCCTCCAGCATTCGTATTTGTTAACCCCAGATCACACAGACGTTATAAAAAAAATAACCAAGATAGTGTGGATGGTCGTACCAAGGGTGCGAAAAAACTTATGTCTCGTATTACAAAAAGAAAAATGAAAGAGGAACTAGAACTACAAACTATTTCTGAAAAGTCAACTGAAACTGAACGTGCTCAAAAGAGTATTGGTCAGATGAAGAAACTTGGTCGTCAAAAAGATCTTCAGAAGAAACGTGACGAGACTAAAAAGAAGATGCAGTCTAAGACAAAGGAGATGGACATCCTTATGAAGGCACGTCTAACCGACTTTAAAAAGAAAGCATCATCACAACAAAAGAAATTAAAAAAAGAGGATGTTAAAGTGACTACAAAAGATATTATGGAATCACAGGATGCTTTAGATGTAGCATTGACTGTTGCAACTTCAGAACTCAACCCAAGTGGTGAGACAAGTTTTGCTAAGATTCAATTTGATGATAAGTCTGAGCAGAATTTAGACAACTTCTCTGCTAAGAAAATTGCAGCATGTTATTCACAACTAGGTGATGACCAGCAGCAACAGTATCGTTATTTACTGAACAAGGATGCTTCGACATTCCAAACTGCATTAGATTTCGCTATTCGTAACACCTAATCCACACCCATGGCTGAGAGTATAAACGCTGCTATTATCGAGCGGCTGGAGAAAGTAGTTTATACTCTCCAAGATAATTCCATAAAGGTTGGGCAACTTCTTGCTGTCCACGATGAGAAACTTGATAAACAAGATCGTATAGATGCTATTCTCTTTTCTAAGGTAGAAGAGATACAGAAGACATTGGATCGTGAGACAAGTTTAATCAAGGCAGGTTGTGAAAGAGACATACGAAAAGTTGATGACCGTTTACGCATCATGGAAAAGAAAATGTGGACTATTTTTGGTGGTCTTGCTGTTATATCTTTCATGGTTAGTGTACCAGGACAAGTCTTGATGAAGAAAGCATTCACAGGTGAACAGGTGTCACAGTTGACAGATCCTTCTCCACGTGCTACACTGACAGAACCTACTCAAGACTCGAATGGTAATCGAAGACGAGTACGTAGTACGGATCTCGCATAAGTTAACTAAATTTAAGAAACAAAAAAGGGGTCTGTATAATTTCAGATGCCCTTATTGTGGTGACTCGCAAACAAAGAAGAATAAGGCAAGGGGATTTCTATTTCAAGTTAAGAATGCATACGTTTACAAGTGTCACAACTGTGGTGTTAGTAAATCATTCTCTAATTTTATAAAAGATCAGGATCCCCAATTACACAGAGAATTTATATTAGAAAAATTTAAGGATGGTGCTGTAATGGGCAAGGGATCAGTCACTCAAAGGCTACCCAAACCACAGTTTGATTTTAAACCTGTAACATTTAAAAATACGGTATCTCTTGAAAAGATTTCTGATCTAAATACTTCACACCCTGCACGAGAATACCTCGAAGGTAGGAAAATAACTTGCTTAGATAGATTCTATTACTGCCCAAAGTTTAAGAAATGGACTAACAGTTTAAAGCCTAATGCTTTTGCTGATTTGAAGGGTGATAGTGATAGAATAATCATACCATTCAAGGACTCAGACAATAATTTGTTTGGGTTTCAAGGTAGATCATTATCAAGCAGAGCAAAGATGAGATACATTACTATCATGTTAGATGATAGGACTAAGATCTTTGGTTTAGATCATCTTAACCCATTAGAAACAGTATATATTGTAGAAGGACCATTTGATGCGACATTTCTTAAAAACTCGGTTGCTATGGCTGGGTCCGATATTGATCCTAGGACGTATAACTGGGGCAATTATATTTGGGTTTATGATAATGAACCACGCAACAGAATCATCGTCAATAAAATCTCCAACTCCATCGGTAGAGGAGATAAGGTCGTAATATGGCCTAAGAATATACAGCAGAAGGACATAAACGACATGTTCCTAGCTGGACATGATGTGCAAAATGTGGTACAATCTAATGTGTACCAAGGATTAGAAGCAAACCTAAAACTAAACGACTGGAAAAAAGTATGAGTAACGGCACAGATATCAAGGTTTTAAAAAGAGATGGTTCTACAGAACATCTTAACCTAGAGAAGGTACATGCTATGACTGTAGAAGCATGTGAAGGACTTGGAAGTGGTGTTAGTGCCTCTCAAATAGAAATGAATTCTGGACTCCAATTCTATGATGGGATTGAGACTAAGGATATTCAAGAAATTCTAGTAAGATCTGCTAGTGACTTGATTAGTTTGGAACAACCTAACTATCAATTTGCTGCTGCTAGATTGCTCTTGTATGGACTCAGGAAGCAGGTGTTTGGTCGAGCATGGTTGGAAGGTCATCCACATGTTTTAGACCATTTAGAAGACGGTATAGGTAAAGGAATCTATGACTCAGTAATACCTGAGAAATATACTCAAGAAGAATGGGATGAGATTGATTCATTTATTGATCATGATCGTGACTATTTGTTTACATATGCTGGATTACGACAGGTAGCAGATAAATATTTGGTACAAGACAGAAGTACTGGTGAGGTGTATGAGACACCACAGTATATGTACATACTCATTGCAGTTACTTTGTTTCAAAACTATCCTATAGAAACGAGACTTGATTATGTCCGAAGATACTACAACGCAATCTCAAAGCACAGAATCAACATCCCAACGCCCATTATGGCAGGTGTCAGAACACCCATACGTCAATTTGCATCTTGTGTTCTGGTTGAT